GGTGGCGATGACCGCACCATTGGCCGCGATCGCCGAGAACCGCACCCAGCATTCAATGGTCCAGTCCTGGGTGGTGACCTCGAGGTCGGGGGTATCGGGCGTTGTCAGGTAGTCGCCGGTGCCGTCGAAGTAGCCAGACGATCCGCCGAACTTCGACTGTGCCGTGGAGATCTGCGCGTTGCCCGAGCGCGTCCACGTGAGTCCGGCCTCGTCGGTGAAGGTGGTGGAGCCGTTGCTGCCGTTAAAGTGCAGCAGGCTCACCGTGTCGGTGCCGCCGCCGGTGTCTGCGGCCTCGGTCGACCAGGTGTAGGACGTGCCCGTCAGGCCGGTCTCAACATGGCGCAGGACGCCGTCCTGGTCGTAGAGCCGCAGGGTGTAGGTGGTGGTCGCCTCGGGGCCGATGCTGGCCTCGGACTCGTCCACCAGCGAGGCGGTCTGCAGGGTGCGGTCGCGGTGCGCCCAGGACACGGTGAGCGTGCCGGTGATGTAGTCCGGGTAGGCCGAGCTGTTGAGCCGGAACTTGCCGGGCGGGTACGGGCGCGCCAGGCGCTGGTCGGCAGTCACGGTCGATGCCGTCACGTCGTCCGGTTCCAGCTCGCCGCCGGTGGCGATGGTGGTCAGCTTGACGTCCACCGCCTCGCCGGTCGCCCGCTCGGTCTGGTCGTAGCCGATGTAGGCCTCGCCGCAGAACAGGAGGAGCGTGTTGTACGGGTGCGCCTGCGGCACGGTGTCGAGGCACCCTCGCGCGACCGTGACGGACCCGCCAGACGGTGCGACGGTCACCTCGACCCACTCTTCGGTAGTGTCGCTCTTGAGCAGCGCCAGGGTGCCGGCAATGACGAGCGCCTCGTTGTTGCCGTTGTCGTAGGCGAGCACGGTGTCGGTCGGCCCGATCGCGCCGTTGAGGTAGGCTGACGGCGAGAACGCGCCGAGCTCGCGGTCCTGGTATTCGGCCGATCCGACGCGCGACCAGACCCGGTAGCGCAGCTGTGTGCCGCTGGGCTGCGCGGCGATCGCGGCAACGACCGCCCCGTCGGTGGCATCGATAGCGCCGAAGTCCGCCTCGGTCAACGCGCGCGCGAGCAGGTAGTAGGGCGCCTCGATGACCGCCTTGTCTGAGATTTCGGTCGGCGTGTTGGTGGGCTCGGTGAACGCCGAGGGCTCCTGCTCGATGTAGGACGAGTCGTCGAGGCCGAACACGTCCTCGGCCGCCTCGATGGTGATGGTGCCGTCGGTGAGGTTGCCATAGTTGATGGCCAGCACCCGGAAGATGACGCCGGACAGGCCCAGCTTCGTCCAGGTGAGCTTGAACACGTCGCCCGGCACCTTGTCCCAGGCGTTGCGGTTGACACGCAGGCGGACCTTCGCCAGCGGCGTCGACGCGGCCATGAGGTCGCGCATGGCCACCCGCCGCGCCAGGTTGTGGCGCGGGATGCCGGGGTACTGCTTCGTCTGGCTGACCACCGCGCCCTGGGCCTGGATGTTGGCCAGGTCCTGCACGGTGATCGCCTCGTCGCGGTTGTTGCTGTTGTTTCGGTAGACGACCGTGATCTCGTTCACGGTCTCGCCATAGCCGACCCGCTGGAAGCTCTCAATCCCGGCGACAGTCGACTCGTCGTAGGTGTCGAGCGTTCCGGGGTCGTAGTCGCCGCGGATCAGCTTGAGGGCGAACTTGCCAGTTGACGGGTCGACCGTGAGCACGCCGCCGATGTGGTCAAGCACCAGGCCGACGAAGTCCCCGATGGCCGCCTGCTGGTTCCAGATCATCGACAGGCCGAAATTCTCGTTGTAGAGCTTGTCGGCGGTGGCCTCGAAGGTCGTGGTGTCAATCTGCGAGGTCGGGTAGCCCATGCCCCACACCGGATTGGTGAGGCACTCGTAGATGATGTGGGCCGGGTTCATGTCGTCGGTGTTGATCGTGGCCTTGGCCTGGTACCACACCGACGTGCCCCAGCCTTCCTCGATCCTGCGGACCTTGAACGCCCAGGGCTTCATGTAGGGGTTGTTGGCCGAGATCTGCCCGCTCATGCTGATCGACATGCCGTTAAACAGCGTTCCGACGATGCTCGAGCTGCGCTTCCAGACCATCGACAGGATGCCGCGGAAGGCCGGGATGTCGTTGCCCAGCTTCGACTGCAGGTAGCTGTTCTTGCCCTGGCTTGCCTCGCCCATCATGACGTCGAGCTTGCCGACGATGCCGCCCTCGCGCTCGTCGCCGCCGAACAGGTACGGGGCGTTTACCGTGATCTCGCCGCTCGAGGTCTGGCTGCCAGACCACGCGGTGCGCTCGCCGACGGTGATCTTGGTGACGGCGTCGACCGGCCCATGGCAGACCGCCATGTGCAGGCCCATGTAGTACCGGTAGCCGGTGGTGACCCGTTTACTGCTGCCGCCCATGTTCCGCCCTCGCGTGGTCTACAGCCCGCAGCGCCATCGCGTCCTCGGTCGCCTCGAGCTTGTCCGCCTGGATACCCTCGCGCAGGAAGCGCGGCCAGTCCAGCCCGTGGCGCGCAAAAAATGCCCGGCAGCCGCGGTTGCAGTAGCCGAGCTCGCGCAGGTGACGGTGCAGCACGGTAGGCATTATTTCTTGCCTCCTTTTTTGGTGATCGCCGTGCTGCCGAGGTCGCCGTACCACAGCACGTTGGGGCCGGTCACGGTGACGGTGCCGAACACCACCGGGATCGGCCGGCCCTCGTCTGCGGTGGGCACGTCGAAGTCCTCGAGGGCGGCAGGCTTCGGGGCCGGCGGGCGCGGCGCCAGCGCTGCCGACAGCAGCGAGGCGATGACCATGATGGCGATCTGGATCAGGATATTCATGGCATGCCCTCAGAAGATCGGCGACCCGCCGAATGGGTTCTTTGTGGGGATGTGGGGGAAGCCGCCGTAGTTGTTGAGGTTGGAGAACTTACCGTCGCAGGTCGTGGTCGTGTGGTCGCAGCCCGGGTACAGCGTGACCGCCTGGCCGACGGCGATGCCGTCGAAGGCCACCGACAGGGTCAGCGCAGACCCGATGTGCTTCTTGATGAAGCGCCGCTCGAACACTCCTGACTCAGGCTGCCACTCGACGTAGCCGCCGGCGAAGTACCCGTCCGCCTCGCCGGCCGCAGCCGCCACGGTGAGCGCCGTGCCGCTGATCCCGCCAACGGTACCGGCGACAGCCATGGCAGCCTTGTTGACGCCGCAGGCGGCCGAGTAGAGCACGTGCGGGCACTGTCGCTGGTACAGGCGCCGCAGGCCAGGGCGCTTCATGCTGGCCGTAACCGGCTCGCAGTTGAGCACGGCCTGCGACCCCTGCCACTCGACGTTGAGCACCCGACCGACCCAGATGACCACGGCATTCCCGTCGCCGCGGTGGTAGCGGCGCACGGTCAGGGCAATGACCTCGGTGGGGGCGGTCTGGCGGAACAGGTCGGCCACCTCGTTGTCCCGCTGCACGGTTACCTTGAGGGCGTTGCGCGCCTGCTCCGGGGTGGCCTCGATGCTGTTGCGCATCATCGTCGCCGCCGACCAGGTCTTGCTGTCGTAGGTGATGTCGCTGTCGGCCGAGGTGTACCGCCACACCTGCGCCGCCCGGGCGAACTCGTAGAGCTCGACAGGCGCGCCGGACTGGTGGCTGGTCTCGTAGGCGTTATATGTCATTGCCGATTGTCCTCACGTTGAGGGCCGCCTCGGCCACGTCCCACGTCCACCAGCGGATCTCGGCGGCATCGGCATCCAGCCGGCCCAGCGCCATGAAGGAGATCATGCGCACGTCACCAGGCGCCACCTCGACCCCGAGGGCCGAGTCCAGCGTCAGGCGCTCGGTGCTGCTGTCGACCTCGACCGACCCCTCGATCCGGCGGTAGTAGACCGACCCGTTGACCAGCTCGATGCGGATGTCCCGCCGGCCGATGCCCTGGGTGGCCTGCTTGGTGTAGTTGATATGCTCGATGTCGATGTTGGGGGACAGCGCGCCGACGGTCGCGGTGAGCACCATGTCCTCCGACCAGGTCGGCAGCCAGAAGGCTGTGAGCCGGCCCTTGCGGGCGTAGAGCCACTTGCGGAAGTCGGTGATCTCGTCGCGCCCGTCCAGCAGCCACCGGTGCGAATGCAGGTAGAACGGGATGCCAGCCTCGTCGTCCACGGTGATCTGGCCGCTGCGGGTGTCCAGCCACGCCAGCTTGCGCAGGACGTCCGACTCGATGTCCTCGATCCAGTTGGGCTTGCTGGTGAGCACCGGGTAGCCCTGGTGCGTGGTCGCCTCGGTCGCCGGCGTGTAGTCCGACACGTCCTGGCACTGCCAGCGGAGGCGGCCGTAGGACACGCCGCCGGTGAAGCGGCGCAGCTGCACGGTGTCGGGCAGGCGGGCGGTGCGAAGCGGGTAGATCCGCGCGCTGGTGGTCCACGACTGCAGGGCGACCGACGACAGCGTCAGGCTGTTGGCGCCCACGGTGTCGATCTCGACGATCTCGTAGGTGTCCGAGTCGGTCATGATGATCGCCATGCCGCCGGCGATGTAGTCGAGGTCGCTGGTGTCGACGGTGATGGTGCTGTCACCTGCGGTGACCGGCGCACCGAGGTTGCTGCCGTCCATCCACACCGGCAGGCCCCACAGGCGGGCGCCCCAGCCGTAGAGGGTCACCTCGGCCTTGCGGCGCTCGGCATCGGTCAGGGTGATGGCATGCTCGAACCAGCGGCGCGGCGTGCCGCGGATCTGTGCCCGCTGCTCGGTGCCGTCGTAGGCCGTGATGACGTCGGTGAGCCACTCGAGGCGCTCGAGCACCTCGCCGTCAGGCGCCCAGGTCCAGGCCGTGATGCGCGAGCCGGTCACGGCGACGTCGACGGTCTCGGTGTCGAACTCGAAGGCGTAGGACGCGGCGATGGTCGCCGGCCCGTCCGTGGTCACGGACAGTGTGTAGGTCACCGCCTCGAGCGGCGCGAACGTGCCAGGGTCGGCGATGGGCTTGGTGATCGAGATACCATCGGTGCCGGTCTCGGCAATGTCCACCAGCGAGCGCGGCTCGAAGTAGGCGTTCCAGACGTAGATCGTTTGCTGCTGCGCGGTGATGACGTTGCCGCAGTCGATGGTGAGCGGCGTGACGTGGATGCGGTTGTAGTAGTCAGCCATGAAGCCAGGCGACGGCGTGGCGCCGGTCTTGGTAGCCGCGCGCTGCGTGATCGGCCGGTTCTCGGTCTGTGCACCGGAGAGCGGGCCGGATACCGCCTCGGTCGTGGTAAAGGCCGGCGCCGCCCTGACCTCGTCGAAGTGCTGGCCGAGCGGGTCCGCGCTGGCCGCAGCCAGCGCCCCGTCTACGATGCTTGCGCCAGTGTAGGTTGCCATGCGTCAGGCCGTGTTCTTGCGATAGGCGAAGCCGTAGTAGCCAGACTTGTCCGTCGTGGCATCGTTGGTGGTGGTCGAGCGCGTCGTCCACGGGAACACCAGCCACTCGTCGCTGCCGATGGTGATGATGTCGCCCGGCTGATTGTTGCGCATCGACACCCGGCGCACGTCCTTCGGCTGGCCGAGCAGAACGAAAAGCCCGTTTGCCTTCTCGACGATGACGTTGATCGGGACCAGCGGGGAGATGCCGTTGGTGGCGTTCGGCGTCACGTCGAACAGGTCGACTTCGAGGCCGTGCTGCGTCAGGTCGTCGCTGGTCGAGCTGATGCTGTAGCCAACGCCAGACCCCAGGACGTTGCCGGTCGTGCCCGCCGCGTTGTTAGAGAACCAGCGCGCGCCATCGCCCGCGTCCGCGTAGAAGTAGTTGTTGGTCGACTGGTTGATGTTGTTCTCGGACTCCCAGGGGAAGTTGTGCGCGTTCTGCGTCGGGTTGCTCGCCATGTTGCCGCTGTAGTAGAGCTTCGTGCCCATGACGTAGGTGCCGCCGGTGAACGCGCAGGCCTTGTCGATGGTGCCGGCCTGCAGGTGGCGGAAGCGGCCGTTCTCGACCTCGACCACGATGTTGATGTAGTCGTCGCCCTCGAAGAACCAGTAGCCGACGCAGGGCCACGTGAACTTGTTGCTCGACACGGCGCTCGAGGTGCCGGGCTGCGCCGTCCACGCGGAGGCCCCGTTGTAGCCGGTCGCGCCGCGCATGTAGATCCACGCGCCGGGGTCGGTCGTGCCCGTGGTCGCCGGATCTGCCACGATGTTGACGAAAAGGTCGGACCCCTTCTGCAGGGACAGCCACCAGCCGCTGCCCTCGGCCTGGTCCTTGTTGATCGTCCACCCGGCGGTGGTCAGGAAGGTCGAGAGCTGCTGCAGCAGGTCGGTGCCGCTCGTTGCCGTGCCCGTCTGGTATGCCATGCTGCCCCCTTACGCCAGCTTGACCGCGACGTAGTCGTCGCGCCCGGTGCGGAAGATGTTCTGCACGGCGAGGTAGTCCACGCCGCTCACCTGGATGATGTCCTCGGTGGCCAGGCCCTGGCCGGTCGTGGCGAAGATGCCGTCCAGCTCGCCGAGTAGGTTGGTGACCGGCCGCTCCTGCACCAGCACCGACTGGATGAGCGGGTAGCTGCCGTCCGGGTTGACGTCGAACTCGGACAGGGTCCCGACAGTGTTGGTGCGCGAGAACGGCCACAGCCGCGCGAAGCCGCCGGCGTAGCTTGCGCCGAGGTCGTAGCGCCCGATCGGGTACCAGGCGCCGTCCGGCGCATAGAACCGCGCGCCGTAGCCGGCGAAGCTCAGGGAGCCGGCCACGTACTTGGCCTGCGTCAGGTTCGAGTGGGTTTCGTTGTTACTCGACCACCGCACGCCTCTGCTGCCGGTGCTCGCGGAGATGAGCAGCGGGTAGGGGAACGCCGAAGGCTGGCCGTAGGGATACCAGTAGCCCCAGTAGCCGAGGTGGTAGGTCGTGGACACCTTGGCCACAACGATGATGCGCTGGCCGTTGACCACGAACCAGTAGGGGATCGTGCTGTTCCACAGCGACAGGTAGGCCGCATCCGAGACACCAGGCTGCAGATCGAAGTCCATGCCGCCGTCGTAGCCGGTGTATCCGCGGGTCTCCCAGTTGTAGTAGTCGGTGCCGACGTCGAACACGCCGCGCATGCCGACGTAGATCTCCTGGTTCCCGTCCAGTCCCTGGCCGCGCAGGATCAGCTCGTTGCCGCCAGTCCAGCGCATGACGGTCCACTCCTCGCCGGCGGCAGACAGCGCGCCCTGGGTGGTGGCGATCGTGAACGTGTCGCCGATGATGAAGTCGGCCGCGCCGTCGTTGATGGTGAAGTCGATGACCGCACTGGTGTACGGCGTGCCAACGGTCGCATCCGCAAGGGCGCCGGTTACCGATCCGCTTACCGAGAAGGTGCCCGTCGGCCCGCCGGCCGTGCAGGTCAGCGTGATGGTCTCGGTGACCGTGGCAGGGTAGGTGTCGATGCCGGTGACCGTGCCGTCGCCGGCGTTGCCGCCGTCGGGGACTGCCGCGCCGGCCGTGCCGAAGCCGGCAGCGTAGCGCCGCAGCTTGTCCATGAGGTCGAGGTAGCTGGATGCGCTTCCGGTGGTGTATGCCATGTGCTCCTCACGACAGCGTCTGCTTGACCGCGCCGGCGTTGCGCTGGATGACGTTCATGATCGTCCGCTCGCCCTCCGAGGAGGCCAGGTAGTCCTGCACCAGGTCAGGGTCGACCACGTTGATGACGCGCACACCATTACCACCGGAGGCCTGCCCGGCGCCATTGAGACTGTTTCGAGGGTCCTTGCGGGACAGCACCTCCTCGCCGGTCTGCAGGATGGCCGGGACCTCGCCTGGCTTGAGGCCGGCAATGCCGCCCGAGTGGTAGCGGGGCGCGCCGGCGAAGGCGAAGGACGGCACGGTGCGGCGGGTGCCACCTGCCCCGCCGATGATGGCTCCGGTGTGGGCCACGGTGGCCGTGGTGGGCGTGCCGGTCGCGGCGCCGACGATAGCCAGGATCGCGCGCTTGGCCAGCGCGTCGGCCGCCATGCGGGCCAGCGAGGCGAGGAAGGCCCGGGCCATGTTGCGGAAGGCCTCGGATGCGGTCTCGGCACCGGTGACGATGTTGTAGAGGCCGTCGGCCAGTGCGTCGGTTGCAGCATCGATGGCGCCGCCGGCGAAGCTGCGCTCGAGCTGGGCCAGCTCGGTGCGCATGCGGCGCAGGGCCTCCTCGGCCCCGCTGACGTTCTGGCCGGCCAGGTTGGCGATCTGCGCGTCGACGTTGGCCAGGGCCTCGGCCGCGCCCGGGGCGCCCTCGGTGGCCAGGATCTCGAACTCGGCGCGCAGGGCCTGCAGCTCGGTGATGGCCTGCTCGCGCGCCGCGCGCAGCTCCTCCTGACCCTCGGCGCCCGAGATGTCCCCGATGGCCACCCGGTTCTCGACGGACTCCTCGGCCTTGCCCACGCGATCGGTCACCGCCTGGATCTTGCCCTGCAGCTCGTTGAGGCGGGTTTGCGCGAGCTCGGTGTTGATGAGGCTGCGCACCAGCTCCTCGCCGGCGGTGTCGAAGTTTGCCCGCAGCTGGGCCAGGATCGGCTCGTACTGCCGCGCCAGCTCGGCCGCCCGCGCCTCGACGTTGTTGCCCGACAGCTCGAGGGACCGGATGCGGATCTCCTCGATGTCCTCGGCCAGCTTGCGCTCGGCTTCCGCGCGCTCCTCGGCCGCCTTGACGGCGTCCTTCTCGGCCTGCTCCTTGGCCTTGAGCTCCTCGACCTGGCGCGCCAGCGCCGCGCCGCGGTCCTGCTCGGCCTGGGTGGCGCCGAGCAGTGCCAGGCGGTAGCGCACCACCTCCTCGGCCGTCTTGCCGTAGGTGGCGGCCTCGTCGGTCAAGCCCTGGATGACGCCGTCGATCTGCTTCTGCCGGGCCTCGGCCGCCTTGCGCGCCTCCTCGTCGGCCTTGGCCTTCTCCTGGGCTGCCTTCGCCGCATCGAGCTCGGCCTTGGCCTGGTCGGCAAGCGCCTGTCGGCTCGCATCGTTGCCGGTGTCCTCGGCCGTGTCCTTCTTGACGCCCTGCCACCGCTGGATGAGGTCTATCTGGCGCTGCAGGGCGGCCTTCTCCCGTTCCAGCTCCTCCGGGTCGGCGAACAGGTACTTGATGGGCTTGCCCATGACGCTGTTGTTGAGCGCACGGTCGATGTCCTCGATCTCCTTCTCGAGGTCCTGCACGGTTGTCGTGTTGCCGGTGACATAGGCCGCGAAGTAGCCGAACTGCCGGCCCAAGTTGGCGAATTCGGATGCAGCCTCGGCTGCCAGCCCAGTCAGGCGAACCAGCGCCGACGCCAGGTCGGTCAGGCCCTGCACCACAGCCGGGTCGGTGAGGGTCTCGCGCAGGTCGGAGATTGCATCGGTGAGCGGCGTGACGTCGGTGTTCCCGAAGGTCACCAGGACGTCGTTCTGCAGTTGCGTCAGCGCGCCGCTAACGGTAAGCGGGATCTCGCGGAACTGCTCGTCGATGGACGTGCCGACCGACTGCAGGGCCTTGAACACCTTTTCTGCCGACAGCTCGCCGGCCTCGCCCATGCGCTTGAGGTCACCAACGGCCACACCGAGGCCCTGAGCGATCGCGCGCGCAAGGCCTGGCGTCTGCTCTAGGATGCTGTTCATCTCCTGCGCACCGGCCTTAAAGTCGCCGGACAGGGCCTGGCCGAACTGCACCAGGGTCGCCCGGGCCGTCTCCGCGCTGACCGGGGTCAAGGCGATGGCCTTGTTGACCGTCTCGAGGACGTTGACCAGCTCCTCTTGGGAAGCGCCCATCACTTCCGTCGAGCGCGCGAGGGTGGCGTATGTGTTGGCCACGTCCGCCACTGGTGCGCGGGTCTCCTGCGCGATGCGGAACACCTCGCGCTGGGCGGTGACGAATTCCTCGGTGCTGCCCGTGGTCAGCTTGAGCTGTGCGTTGAAACGTGCGTAGTCGTCGGTGATGTTGGCGATCGCGCGCACAGCACCGATGGCCGCGTAGACGGTCAGGAAGCCGGACAGGGCAACACCAGCACGCTTGACGGCGCCCTCGATGGCGTTGAATCCGCCGGTGGCGTTCTGGCCAACGGTCCGGCCCGACCGGCCGAGCTTGTCGATGTCGCCCTGCACCTGCCGCAGGGCGTTCTTGATCTCGGTCAGCTCCGCGCCGATGCGGATCTTGAGCTCGGGTTTACTTGCCATTGTCCAGTCCCCGCATGAATGCCTTGAATCCCTTGGCGTCGTACTGCGCGGCCCGCGCCGTCACCGCCTGCCACTTGATCCGGTCGCGCTCCCTGCGCGCTGCCGCCCCGAGGAAGCCCAGGAGCTGCGCGTAGGTGTAGCCCATGATCGCGTCGAACGTGTGGCCGACCTCGATCAGGGACTGGAACGCATCGAACCAGCTGGCGGCGCCATCTGTGCCACGCGGATCAGCTCGCCCGCCAGCCGCTGCAGGGCCGGGCCGATCCGCCGGGCGAAAAAATCCCGGTTTGCCTCGATGATGTCCGCGCACAGGGTGACGAAGTCGGCGACGTCGAGGCGGTCGATCTCCTCCCGCCGGGCGTCGCAGGCGACCATGCACACCTGGATCATCTCCTCGGGCATGTCGTGGATGAGGTCGAGCAGGTCGGCCTTCGGGTTGAGGCTGGCCAGCTTGCCGCCCTCGAACACCTTGACCATCTGCAGGAGCTGGCGCACCTGCAGGGGGCCGACAGCCACCTCGCGGTCGCCAAGCCGCACCACCTTGGGTGTCGGGACAATGTCATGTGTCTCGCTCATGGGTTCCTCCGTGTCAGGGCACGATGTGCGCCGGCATCGCAGATGCGCATCGTGTAGCTGATGAGCTGGCTCTGGCCCGACTTGTTGGTGGCGCGGAACAGGTAGGCGGTGTTGGCCGCCAGTAGGAAGGCGTTTTTGTTGGACTCGCCTATGCCGCCGGTCTGCTTTGCCCCGGGGATGCGCTTGTGGCGCAGCAAGGTACTGCCGGTGGAGGTCACGGTCGGCCCATGGAACAGCTGCGAGGACGCCGTCTTGCCGCTCGTGCGGTTCATGTTGAGGAGCGGCGCGCTGGTGCCGTTGCTGCCCTCCTGGATCGTTGGCGCCTCGTACAGCTCGAGGGTGAACGGCGCGCCGTTGACCTCGAGGAGGAAGTCGACCAGGTCGACGCCGTGACCGGCCGGCGTGATGAGCAGGTGGTCGAATGACGTGTTGTCGGCGATGGTCTCCTCGCCGCTGTGCGAGAACATGCGCCCCTGGTCGCACATGCGCTGCCAGAGGTCGCGGGTGTCGTGCCACTGTTTCATGCTGCCTCCGGGATGCGCTCATAGCCGATGGTAGCGGACGTCACGCAAGCTCCTTGCAGTAGGCGATGACTTTCCCGCGAGCACTGCTCGCATCCTCTCCGGCTGTTACGCCGTGGCCCCGCGCGCCCTTGCCGGTGAGCCAGTTGAC